AATAGCGAGAGCTGTGCGTAATATAGTATCGACTACACCTGGTGAAAAGTTGTTTGATCCTGATTTTGGGTCTAGTGTAAGTGAAATATTATTTGAAAACGTTGATGATATCACTGCAGTATCAATTCGCGATGAAATTAGGTCTTCTTTATCAAATTATGAACCTAGAGTCGAATTAATTGATGTAAATGTTGATCCAAACTTCGATGAGAATCAATTTGACGTATTAATTACATATAGAATCATTGGTGTTGATATACCTCCTTCACAATTAGAGTTTGCCTTGCTTCCATCACGATAAATGTCACTTTTAAACTTTACTAGTCTGGATTTTGACCAGATTAAAGACACACTTAAACAATATTTACAATCCAACTCGAATTTTACGGATTATGACTTCGAGGGATCGAATTTGTCAACAATTTTAGACGTTTTAGCATATAATACCTACATTACTTCATATAATGCCAATATGATCTCAAATGAGGTCTTTATTGACAGTGCAACTCTTAGAGAAAACGTTGTTGCACTTGCTAGAAACATCGGATATGTGCCAAGATCGAAAAAAGCGTCAACTGCAACGATAAATTTCACTGTAGAACCAGGAATTACACCTCCACCAACAACAATTACCCTAAAAAAAGGCCCAGTTGCTGCTTCTAATGCATTTGGTGGTCAATCTTTCGTTTTTGGTGTTACAAAAGACGTTACAAAACCAGTAATTGACGGAGTTGCATCATTTTTAGACTTAGATGTTAAAGAAGGCACTGTAGTTGATCAAAAATTTCCATATTCTACAAATAATATCAATCAAAGGTTCATTTTATCCAACGCAGGAATAGATTTAAGCACTTTAGAGGTCTATGTAAGACCATCTGCGACTTCTTCACTACTTTCGAGTTATACAAGGCAAGATAGTCTGTTTGATGCGGTCACAGGAAGTTCAATAACCAAAGATTCACTCATTTATTACATACAAGAGATCGAAGATGAGCAATATGAGTTGATTTTTGGTGATGGAATCTTTGGAAAAGAGCTTTCAGACGGAAATATCGTCGAAGTTTCGTATATTTTGACAAATGGATCGGATGCAAATGGTATTAGTAACCTAAGTTTTGCTGGAAAATGCACTTATACTCGAAATGCAGTAGAAAACACCATAACTAGTGGTATTTCTATCGTAACTGCCAATATACCCTCTACTGGTGGAGACGAAATTGAGAGTGTTGACTCTGTTAAGAAGTTTGCACCGCAAATTTATGGCACTCAAAACCGTGCTTTGACCTCAAATGACTATGAAATTCTGATTCCCAACAAAATTTACCCAGAAACAGAGTCAATTTCAGTTTATGGTGGTGAAGAATTGGTTCCTCCACAGTATGGAAAGGTGTTTATTAGTATAAAACCACGAACTGGAGATTTTGTACCAAATGCAATCAAAGAAAATATCAAAAGAGACCTCCGAAAATACTCTGTAGCAGGAATTGTGCCCGAAATTCTCGATCTCAAGTATCTCTACCTTGAGACTGAGAGTAAAGTTTACTACAATACGAGT